AGTTTGGTTCAAGTTCCACGCCCCGAGCCCAATGAGGGCTGAAGCAATAATTCCAATTATCATTCTTTCCATAAAAACTCCTGCTTCACGATGATCTGCATTGAATCCTTTGTCTGATCCTTGCTGTCATTTGCCTTGTCCACCTCATCCTGTCCATAGGTTGTGGTTACACTTGTTTTATGGGGTTTCATAGACATACCTTCATACATACTGCATCCCATAATATTGAGAGCAGAAATAATTGCTATACTGAACAATGCGCCCCTAGGCGTATAGGACAGTAACTGATGTAACATTGGTAAGTGTAGCAAAGCAATCCGTTGGAAATCTCATGCCATCCGAATTGAGGTCCACACTTACAGTTGCTGTAGCAGATCCTGGTGTAGCCACGTCTAGTAAAGTTGTGCCACTTGTTCCATCATCCTTTAGGACAATAGAACCCGCACTAGCTCCACACACGGCCTGAATTGAGGTCACTCGCGCGGGCGCGGCATATATCCTTTCAGGACTATTGCCCGTTGCTGTTTGGGTAACTTTAGTTGTTACAGCTCCGGTTGATGTCAATGTTTTACTTTTTATTCCGTACATATTTTCTCCTAAAACGAGTGGGGTGTAATGCCCCACTCAGATTAAATTAATTATTACGCAAGATTATTATTCTGTACATATTCTACAGTAATAACCCCTCGTCCAGACGTACCTGCTCCAGATGAAATCACATAAAGTGTAACATCAGAAGTTCCAACATCAGTCCATGCATCCATATCTGTAATCGTACCACTAGTTCCAAGTTTTATTACATCTGCTGCTGTTCCCACTGCTAAAGCGGAAAACAATTCAGTTGAAGTTGCACTTGTTCCCATACTCATATTAGCTGCATCTGGTGCAGTTGTAATATACAAAGTGATTGATGTGATTTGGCTGTTGGCAGGAATAATCATTCCTGTGCTTGCAGCCGTTGCTGCCGTCTGAGTCCAATCTGCTGATTGTGCCATTTTGACAAAACCAACATTAGCGCTCGATCCTTCTCTTATCGTTCCAGCCTTGACTGGACCTGAAAAAGTTGTTGTGCCCATTGTAAACCTCCTTGGTTATATAGACCTTCGCTATGCAGCCTCTATACTGTCTCCTAGTGCGTCTGCATAACTAAATTAAAATACTAGGTAATTGCATTGTAAAACAAAAAAGGCGGTCTTGCAACCGCCTTTTTGCTTGGGAGGATCCAGTTAAATTATGAACCTTGTGATCCGTACACCGCTCTAGGATCAGACCATCCAAAGCTGTATCTCTCACGTGCTTTGTATCTCATATTTCCTGTATCGAAATCGCCTTCCATGCCAGTGGCAAGGGCAGCTCTTACGAAGTGTTTGAATCCATTAGGACAATCGGTTTTGAGGAACCATGCATCAATGTCAGTTAAATAGTGATTAACAGTGTAACCACCAGGCAACATGCCCATATTTTTGATTGCATTAATATCGTTATCCGCAGTTCCGACTCTAAGAGTGGAATTTAGAAGACGATCGGCCACAAATTGCGTGTTGACAGGAATAATCATTTTTCTTGCCTTCATCGCGACTTTTAAGCCTCGTTCATCAATAAACGCAGCAATGTCGATCATTGCCTGTTCTAATGAGGTTTCGTTAAGGTCGGCATCAGTTGAAGCTCTGTTTGACCAGTTGCCTCCCAATGCTGTTGGGTGAGTAGCGTTTACAAGTGAAACACCGTCTCCTCCAGCAGTTGAAAACGCATTGTTCAAAATATTTGCGCCCTTAATTTGTTTAGTATAAGCCATTGATCTCGCCAATGACTTTGTATATCGAGCTGATAAAGTGTCGTATAAGTTATCTTCAACGGCTTCCTCAGTTAAACTAAATGCTAAAGCAATAGTTTCGTGAGTGTATCTTGCAGTGAAAGATTCTTGTGCACTGTCAAAACCGACAGCGGCACCTTCTGCTTTCACGGCAGCTTGGCCGAATCCAACTAACATTACTTCTTCTTCAAAAGCTCTGTCGCTTGATTCTTGTTCAAAGATCTCAGCTGCTTCGTTTTCGTAACGAGCATATTCCATGCCGAACAGTGCGTTCAGACCAGGTTCGAGTTCTTTGGCAAGTTGAGCTCTATTAATAGCCATATGTCAAATCTCCTTATTCCTAGCCTACACTGAGTACGGTAGGTATAGCTTGTACGTTCAACCTAACAATCGCTAATCGACCAGCAACGGTTTTATCCGAATTGCCAGGAGAATCCTCGAAACCGAGTATTCTCAAGTTAAGTGTAGCAGTAGTATTAGAGGTACTAACGTCGAGTTCTCCATAAGAAAGACCAGTAGTGGTGCTCCCTGTAGTCGAAGTCACGAAGTCAGCATTACTAAAAACAAGACCATCAGCGGCAGCAGCATCGCAGTTAATTAAATACAATGCATAGGGGTCGTCAACAATGGACGCTTTACAAGGTGTGCTTGATTTCAAGCTAGCAGTTCCTGGATAGTAGTTAGACCATACAGGTTTGCCAGTGAGATCAGTATATTCACATCCTACAAAGACACCAAGGTTGGCAACAGTACCACCAGCGGCAGCCCCAGCATAACTAATCATTCCCGTTGCTAACGGAATAACTGGTTGACCATAGTAAATAGCGTTAGCTACTCCCGTGATCGACGCAGTTTGAATAGAATACGAGCCTACACCCTGGTTGTTATAGTTGCCCCCGACTTGTCGGTATGGGCGTAGCCCAAATTTAGCATCTATATTTGCCATGATATGTCTCCTTTTACTTAGACATTACGAAGAAGACACACAACCCTACTCATTAGGATTTTTTGCCTCCTCCAAACGTTACTCTACTTTGCCTTTCCTTGTGGATTGGCATTAAGGGGTGCTCATCCTTGTGCAAATCATGATCAATAGACGTCATCTGATCGCTGCTTTGGCGCTGGAAGTAAGCGTCTCTGTCTTCCTTAACCTCGATCGGACATCGCATTAATAATAATCCTCCGAATCCTATTACACCATCATATTGGCCGCCACTAATGACAGCTAAATCGGGCCTGTCTGAGTATTCATCGGCACGTACGAATTCATATCCAGAGCGCAGTCTTGAAATGACATTTTTGTCGTCATTTTGACCACGAAATTCAGACCTTACCCACCTATGATGAAAACCATCTTTCGGGGGCGGTGCCTCTAAGCTAGAGGGAGGAACCCATCCTCTTTCACGAGCAACCTTCTCGCGGGTTTCAGTATTGCGTGACGTTTTTTTAATCTTAGTAGTTTTCATTTACGCCTCCTTCACGTGTTTGGCATATTCCTCTAAGGGCACACCGAGTTTCTTTGAAATCGCTACTTGTGAAGGTGTGAGTCTCACAGTGCGGCGTCCAGTGGACGATGTTCGTACAGCCGAAGCAACTTTTTGCTTTGGTTTACTAGTATCCCCTCCATCCGAAAATTTATGGGGAAAATCTTTGCGTATACGTGTATTTATTTCAGTATAGTAGTTATCACTCTCCACGTCAAACCCTTCTTGTACCAAATCCCTATGAATTTCCATAGCGGTAAAGGTCATAGCTCGATCATTATTGAACCATTCATTCTTGTCAGCCCAAGATCTAGCCTTTTCACTTATCTGCCGTTTGGGGGGAGTGGGAGGAGTATCCTCCAATTTATGTTCTGTTTTTCCTGAATCCTCTTCAGATTGCATTTTTGCATACTGCAAACGCTCTTTATCAATGGTGAGTTTAGCTATTGCTTGCTGCGCCTCTACCTGCTTTTCCGTGTCACCTTCCTGAATAGCGGCCTGAAGTGCTCTTTTTGCAAACTCTTCCTGAGATTCTATTGTTTTTTGATTTTGTTCAAGCCACAAATCATCTTTTTTACGAATAGTGGATTCTAATTCTTTTTGTTTTGATTGGACATTTTTTGCATACGCAATCGCAGCTTCTTCTCGTCGCTCCGCTTCACGCATTTTCTTAGTAAGCTTGTCAATTCGTTTTTTAACGGTTGCACTATACTCTTCAAGCTCTTCCTTATTGTCCTCTTTGGGAGCTTCTTCCGTAACTTCCGTTATAACTGCATCACTTTTTACCTCCACTTCATTTTCTGGAGTAGAACTTTCTTCCTTTATTTCAACATCGACAGAATTTCCTGATGTATCCAATGGTATCATCTTTTCATCTTCTGATTTTATTGTTGTTACTTTTTCTTGCATGGTCTTCTCCACGTTATATTAAGGTTGCTGGCAATATATCTCGCGGATGATCAATAGTGGCCAGTATTTCATCATCATTGATTATCCGTAATTCACCGCCTTCAATTGAAATACGCGAACCTGCGTACTTGGCGATGATAATCCAATCACCCTCTTTACACCAAGGGCCGTTTGGAAACCGTTCTTTGTCCTTGTAGGCATCTGGTCCTACTTTTAAAACTTTACATATGTTTGTTGTAACTTGAGCCTGCTCGATTGTGTCATCCGTTAGATGCAATCCCGCTTTTGTTTTTGATTTAAGAGTTAAGGGTAAAATAACAATGCGAAAGCCTGTTGGCTGTGGAATCTTTTCCACTTCTTTTTTCTCCCTCACCTTTCGTTTTGTATCCAAAACGTGCTGAGGCACCAATAGTTTATTCATCATCTAGCTCCTGTTTTTTGAGCAGGTCCGTGAGTTCCTGTTCCGCTTCTTGCAAAGCGTGTAATTTCCCGGTCAAGTATCTATACTCTTCCCAATCTTTTACACCTGTTGTTATAGCCTCTTTTGTTTGTTCTTGTCTAGCCTTAAGTTGTTTTTTGAAATGTGTGAATAAATTCTCTAGGAGCATGACTTCATAGTTTCTGAAAGTTCACCACATCTTGCTGGCGTTTGTTTATACCAGCGCGAATCCATCATTTGGACATGTGCCTCAAAATAATTGGGTGGACTTTCTTGCAGGGCGGACCACATGCGTCGAAACTTGGAGACCCCTGATTTCCCAAGCTGATAGACCATCTCAATTATTACCTCTCTG